AGCATTTGCAGGTACGCGCCCCAGCCATCAATTGGCCGCGCGCTTTTCGCCTCTTTCAGCCAGCGCGCGCGCTCCTTTTCCGGCAGGCTGTTGAACCACGCGACGCCCTTGTACGGTTCCTTATGCCGGTCGGCCGGGAACACGCCGCCGCCCATTTCCGTATCGTCCTCGAACAGGCGCAGTTGATAGCCGCCGCCGACGGATTCGGTACGCGGCTCGACTTCGTATCGGTATTGCGGCATTGAGCGCTCCAAGGATAGGCCGATGCCCGGACATGATGCAGATTATCGCGAACAACGTGACGATGGGAGTATTGGGCGAGGTCGCGAATCGACGGTCTGCAGAAAATGCGCGTTAGCGCACATGCGCTGTAACACAGCGAGAACGCAGTCGTCGCAAGCGATGCGCGCATTAAGTGAGTCACATACACCGCAGGCACGCGCAAGACGAAGTAATGTATGCAGGCAAACAGCGTGCTCTGCGTATGTGCGTAAAAGTACATACGCGCGCAAGCCTATACAGCAAAGGCTTTACGTCATCAAGCAGAGGTAGGCCAGTGCTAGCTGTGGCGCGATTTTCACAACGTAGTTCGTGAAAAAAAATTTAAAAGGGTTTAGGATGAATTGGGGATTGCAGCACGAATCCCATAAAGGAGCGGCCCGCCTTCGGCCTAGGAAACTTGGGGCGGGCCGCATTGTGTAACGCACTTTGATAGGAGAGATCCCATGTGCGCGCGCTACGTAGAGGCGTTTTTTTACGGCTGTTTGGCCGTAATCCACATCATCATGCGATGAGTGGCTAGTGGTAAGCCGCCCGGTTCGCCGGGCGGCCTGCCAAACGCGCACTACAAATTTAGCACAAAGGTCCGTTTGTCAAATACCTCGTTACAACTTCTCGCGAGATAGTGTCGCGTATCTGGCGCTCTGCGAGAACAATCGCCACGGCGACGCGCCTATTTGCGCCGCTGCGCCTTCATGCGCGCGTTAATCATTGAGCGCGTCTGCTTCTCGCGCCAGTGATGCTCGCGGCGCAGGTTTCCGGCCTCGCTGTGCCGCTCGAATGGTTCGGCCGATACTGCGCACGGCTCGACGTCATAGCGGCCTAGCAGGCGGTCGATATCGAACGGCTTGAGCAGGTCGAGCCGGTCGCGCGAGAGGTCATCGACAAGCCGCTCAGGCGGCGCGTCCATCACCACGATGCGCGAGCCGTCGCCCAACGCCCGCGCGATCATGGCCGTCATTTCGACGGACCACACGCCGATCAGTATCAGTTCGCGCATATCACTGCGGTTCCTGAAGTTGCGCCCGCAGTTGGGCGAGTTGACGGGTCACGAGCGCCTCGCGGGTTTCGAGCCATCCGTTGTACTGTTCGAGCTTGTCGGCGCGCTCGCGGTGCGACGCGCAGGCATCCGCGCACCATGCCCACCCGATGAGGGCGAGCACGAGCAGCACGCAAAGGGCGATGACGGCCGCAATCATCACGCGCCGCCAACGCCGGTGAAATGCACTCGATGCTGATTGCCGCCGCACAGGTGCGGTTGCGCGCACTTCATGCCGCTCAGGTCGGCGCACATGCCCGGATGGCAATTGCACGCGCGAGCAGGGCCGGTTCTATCCACATGAGGGCCGTCGCATACGCGCATCATCGGCGCAGGATCAGCCACAAGGCGGCCGACAAGCGCGGTCGATTCGACGCCCTCAACCGTGAGTCGCACCTCTTTGCCCTCGCGGCCGGGCGGAAGCATCAAATGCGACACCACGAGGTCACCGACCATCACCGCATACCGAACGCTCTCGCTGACGGCGCGGGACGCGTTGCGGGCCGTTTTGCGCGCCTGCATGGCCTGCCTGATGTTCCCGCCGCCGTAACGCTGCGTGAAGGCCGCCGCGCCCGCATACGTGGCCGCTGTAAAGCCTTCCTCGCCGTCGACAATGACGCGCGCCGCGAGCCCGTACTCGAACAGCGTTTCACGGCCCGCCTTGCTTGGCACGTCGCCATCCCACAACGGGCCGCGCTCAACGAGGCCGATGAGCGTATCGAGCGCGCCGCCGTTCGCATCGAGCATGCCCTGCACGAGCACCGCCCCAGGCGTACCGTGCGAGTGCTGGCCGGGCTTCCAGTAGTCACCAGGCGTCACGACGTGCACATGTTCCGTTTCATGTGCGTGCGCGCCGGGTTGGAGCGTGACGCCGTGCGCGTGCGCGCTGCTGGCACCGCCGTAGCGGACCTTGTCAAAAGCATGCGGGTTTGCCGCCAGCAATTCGTCTCGAATGTCGCTCATTCTTTCACCTGCTGCGTTGTCTGTTGCGGATTGAAGGGGTTGCAGGCCTTTGTCATCACCTGCCAGAAAAGAGCCCATGCGAGCCACGGATTGAGGCCCATGCTTATGCAACCTCTTGCGGCATCGACAGGCGGCGCGAGTAGCGGCGAATCAGGACGGCCGTAAGGATGAAGCCGCCCGCGAGCGCGAACAGCACGAGCAGGATCACGAGCAGCACGAGCGCGCCGCCCTCATCGTCTTTGTCCGATTTGAGGAAATCGCCCAGGCTGGAGAACGCATCGCCGATGCCTTCGAGTGCGCCTGCCATGTTGCGCACCTGCGCATAGGTGTTGTATGCCGCGACGCCCATGTCCAGAATCCGCCGCGTGCGAAACGCGACAATCCACGACTGGATAGTGAGCACGAGGCCGGTGCCGATGGCGGGCAGGATCACGATGAGATACCAAAGCGAGGCCGCCGCCTTTGCCGCCGCCATAGGCAGGTAACCGGCCGTCACGAGCGCATAGCCTGCGATGAAGCCGAACACGCTGCTAAAGCCGATCACCGATTGTGCGGCTGCGCACCACGCTACGAGGCGCACCCATCCGCCCAGTGCGCGCGACTCGCGCCAGATGCCGCCCACAGACCAACAGTTGATCCAGCTAACGACGAAGTTCAACGCCAGAACCAGTGCGATACCCATCATGCCTTTTCCCCTTTGGTTGTCTTTTCACGAGCGGTGATTCGCTCAAGGTCGATACGGTCAAGAAAGCGCTTGGCGGCGCGCAGTTCGCCGAGCGTCAGGGAGCCGCCAGTTAGAGAGGCGCGCCGCCGCTCATCGGCCCATTTCGGGTCCACTCCGTCAATCTCACGCGCGAGCACTCGCAGGTGCGAGAGTGCGTCCCTGAGCGTCTTTTCGTGCGCGGCGCGGTGCTGCGCGCGGCGAGCGTCGCGCAGCCGGTCGCGCAGTTCGCCTGGACCACAGCAGCGCAGGCTTGCGTCGATACCTTTGTCGCCCGCCTCGTATGCCAGTTGATCCAGCAGCGCGCAGACGTCGGGCATATCCGCGAGCCAGCGACGCAACAGGGGAATGTGCGAGCGGTACGATGCGAGCGCAAACTGGTCATTGCGCCGCTGCGCGCGGTGGGCGCGGAAAGCCTTCATGAGACTGCGGATCATTCCAGTTCCCCCATGCGCAGCATTGCCGCCTCGATCACGCGCCGCCCGAACGCTTCCAGAATCGCATCACCGTGATCGCCCGGCTCGACGTTCGCGAGGATCGCGGGCGCGTCCTCTTTCATGCCGTTGTAGATGGCCAGCATGTCGGCGCGCGTCATGAGGTCCGCAACGCCCTTGGCGAACGCGATGCCGCCGCCGCGCATGACGACACAATGCGGCGTGGGCTTTCCGTCCCGGTGCGCCTTGAACAGTTCCCTGCCGAGGTCGGTTGTGAAGTCGTGCGCTTCCGCTGCTGTCATTTCCCCCGGCAGCGAAATGAAAACCGTATCTTCAGGACGCGCGACCGTCAGTTTCTGCATGACGTCGGCCGCGCTCATGCCTTCACCTGCGCCGGTTGTTGCAGGGCAATCGTGCGCTCGCATGCCAGGCGGATCGCTTCGAGCACGAGGCGACGCTCTTGCGTCTTTTCCGTCTGGAGACTGTCGACGGCAATGGCCTGAATCACTTCGAGCGGGTCGGCATCGTGACCAAGCACAATCGACGTCTCGACACCGCGCACGAGGCCCGCTTTCTGAAAGAGCTTGTCGAGCGCATTGGTCGGCATCTTGCGGGCGATAGGGAATGCCTGAGCGACGGCAGGCGCGCGCGGCGCGGGCGGCTCTGAGGGCTCAGGCGGCGGCGCGTCGATAGCTTCCATTTCGCCATTCACCCACGAATCTTCCATGTTGTTTTCGTCGGCTTCCTGCACCTGCACCGCGTGTGCCTTGACGTCCGACCAGTTCATATTGTTCTGAGCCCAGTCGATCAGGTCATCATCATCCGCAACGCGTTTGCCCTTGTAGTAGGCGTTATACGAGCCCTCTACGACCTTGGCGGGGATATGCCACTTGCTGCCGTCGAGAGCCGTCAGCGCGATTACCTTGTTCGTCATAGTTATGGGTTGGTTGAGGGTTATTCCGTCGCCTGCGTGGCGGCCTGTTGCTGCTGTTTCTTCGTCGCGTAGTACACGCGCTTGCTGTCCAGAATCCGTTGCTTGTGGCGGCCGTAGTGCGCCTTGACCGTCACCCGCGAGCGTGCGCGGTTGCACTCCACACACAGCCCTGACTTCACATAGCGCTCGACCGTATGGCCGTGACGGCATGCCTTGCCGGTGAAGAACCGGACAAGCCCGGCCGCCGCTGCATCTGCACGGCTGATTATCGAGAGCGTTTTTTCCTTACCGTCCATCGGTTTTCCTAGTTCGCCTGAGCGGCGTTCTCTGCGGTTCGAGCCCGCAATCTGTCCATCACGCGCGCACGTGCGGCGGCCTTGGTGTCGGCCGTCGGGCCGGTGTCAAAGTCCTCTGCGAGCGAGACATGCGCCTGTTCGAGAAACACGAACGCGCACGTGTCCCAAATGTCCGGCGAGGGAATGCCTTCCTTGCGCATGTCCTCTTTCTTCGCGATCACGCGCCGGGCCTTTTCGTCATAGCTGTACGGGATGCGCGAGCCCTGCTCTACGAGCTTGGAGACGAAGCCGCTAGGCACGTCCTTGGAGATACCGAACCGGCCTTCCTGCACCGCGCGAGACAGCCCGCAAATGGCCTGCGCGCGCTGATTGAAATAGCGTTCCTTGTATTCGTTGGCGAAGTTCGGATTGCCCCAGTTGACCTTGCTGTAGTTGGCGAAGCCGTCAAGGTCCAGTTGCTTGCAGACGATGAGGCCCATGCCGCCCGCGTCGATCAGCGCGGATGAGTTCGCACGCTCGCGCGCGGCCGTGACGACGTGCCCATGCAGTTCGGCCGGGTTGACGCTGTTCGAGTGCAGCGGCACGGTCGCGAGCTGTGCGCGGCGCGCGTCCGGGCCGTATTCGCCCTGGCCTGCGATCTTGAACGCGGGCATAACCGACCAGTCGCGATAGCCGCCGCCGCCGACGTCGAGCGGCAAGAGCCAGCCGTAGGGCTCGCCCGGCTTGATGACTTCGAGCCCCTTGCAGGCCTCGATAGCCTTGGGTCCGAGCAGAAAGCGGCTGCTGTTCTCAGGGAACTCGCCGCGCACCTTGATCGAGTATTCTTCGTCGGTGTACTGGGAGCGCTTTTCCAGAATGAACGCCGACGACACAATCGGCGAGTCCTCGCTGTTGAACACGAGGGCATTCCACATTTCGCCCTTGCTTCTGGACAGCCGGTGATGCGTGTCATAGAAAAAGCCCGTCGGCCGGGTCGGCTGCGACGCAATGGCAATGCGGTTGTTCGCGTCCGTCAGCGAGCCAGTGATAACGCCAAAGTTCGCATCGGGAATACCGGACGCCTCATCGGCGAGCCACAGGAGCCAGTCACGGTGAGCACCGGCGAGGTTTTCCGGTGCGCCACGCGGTGCGGTCTTCGCGATCACGAACCAATTGAGCTTGAAGCCCTTCACATAGACGCGCTCTGACTCAATTTCGAAGTAGTCGCGCACCCACGATTGCGGCCCGTTCTGGATTTTGGTCGAAAGGTCGGCGAACTCTTTCCAGACGCCGTCCGACACCGTCTTGATCTTTGGCGCGGTAAGAATCGTGTTCGAGCAGAAGTAGCAGAGCAGGTGCCACAAGGCGATGATGGCAAAGCCGGACGTCTTGCCCGTACCGTGGCCCGACGATACCGACGTGCGCGAGCCCGGCTCGCTGACGCTGCTGAACAGTTCGATCTGCTGCCACGTCGGCGCGGCGAGCCCGCACACCTCGATAGCGAACCGGGTGCAATCGAACGCGTACCGCTCTACGAACGCCTTGTAGCGCGGGTCCAGCGGCAGCGTGATACGGGATATCGCCACTTACTCGCCCTGCCCGCTCTGTTCACCTAGCTGCAATTCCGCCTGCCTGCGGGCCTCTGCCTCTGCGCGAGCACGCCGCGACCGCTCGATACCTTCCGCATATACGGCGTTCAGTTCATCCGTTGTCGCAGTGGTGAGAGTTGTTGTCACCTGCTGCTCGACCTGCTCGCGCCAGCCTGCGATGTTCTTAAGCGCAAGGGTTGCGACCCGCGATTCATACTGCCCGCCTATCCCGCCCTCCTGAAGCAAAGCGGCTTGCAGGTCGCGCGCGCGCGCGTAGGCGTAAGAAAATTCCGGGTGCTTGAGCGTCTTGCCGTCCTTTTCCGTGGACACGGACCAATCGTGCAGGGTCTGACGCGTGACCCCGATTGAGTCGGCGAAGCGTTCGAGAGTCGGGAAGCGATTGAGCACAATCTCAGTGACGCTCATTGGCTTACCGTCCGGTCCCGGCTTTGTCACCTCTACCTGCCGTTCAATGTCGATGCGAAAGAACACAAGGATCATGTCCACGAACTCATCGCGGTAGACAGTCGGACGCCCCACCAGTCGCTTGAGCACACTGGCCGTCTCTTTCTTCTCTACGGGCGGCATCGGTGCGGGCGTGCCGTCTTTCAGCGGATTGGCACCCTTACCGCGTGCCGGTGCCTTGGCGGCCTTCTTTGCAGGCACCTTGCGCGCCGCCTGAGGCTTGGCCTTGCCCTTCTGCGCGGGTGCCTTGCGCGGCTGCTTACCGGGCTGCTTTACCGGCTCATTGGCGGGCTGCTGATCCGGTGCGCCCTTCCCTGCGCGCCGCCCGCCCGGTGTCTTGCGAGTTGCCATCGTGTTTCCTTACGTGTGTGCGTGCGTATGCGTGCGTCAGCCGTCGAGCCCTAGCTCTTGCTGGCTGTAGCGTTCGGTGAGGTATTGAATGGGTTGCAGCTTCCCGGCGCGCATCTCATCGAAATAGCTGTCGATGGCGCGGTAGCGCATCACCTTCTGGCGAAGCGGCTCGACTGCCTTGCTGAGTTCTTCAGATGCGGCGAGCAGCGTTGCACTGCCTAGCACCTCATCGAGCCCGAAACGCTCGCGCATGGTTGCGATTGCGCTGCCGACCTTTTCGGCGGCCGTCGCGACGCGCTCAAAGTCCTCAGGGACCGGCTGCGTCTGCTGCGTGAACTGGATCATCACCGTGGCGAACTGCGCGGCTATCCCGCCCAATATCGACTCCGTACCGCGCATGAGGGCGTGCTGATGCGCCACGCGGCCGTCGTACTCCATGTGCGGCGAGAGCCCCAACAGGAAATCGCACGAGACGGAATAGACCTCAGACGCTTGCCGCAGGAACTGATGATCGCGCGGCGTGGGCCGGTCACCCGACTCAATGAGGCTGATCTGCGTCGAGTTCTTGTAGCCAAAGCGCTGCGCCGCCTCAACGGCGGTCATACCCGACATGACGCGCGCGACGATCAGGTTGTAGCGCAAGTTCTCCAGTTCCTCAGGCTTGTTCTTGTTGCGCACGAAGCGCTTGAGGGCTTGCCGGACCTGTGCGTCACGCTGCGCGTCCGTTACGGCTGTTCTGTTTTTCATCCAGCGAACCCCAGTAGGCGGTCTACCTTCTCATTCACGGCCGCGTCCAACTGGGCGCGGGTGTAGCGCACGAGCACGTTTTGCAGCAGGACGTCAATCGCCTTGCTGTAAAGCTGCTCGAACTCTTCTTCAGGCATCGAGCCGAAACTGATGCTTTTGGGCGTCACGCGCACGCGACCGTTGAGGCTCGTGCTAACGTCGAAATAGCCCGCGAGGATGGTCACCGTGGCGCGGAACTGATCGAAAGTGGCCTGCACCTCGTGCCCTCTGTACTCTTTGAGCGGCGGCTCCCACGACTCATAACCGATCTGCAGGAGCGCAAAGAACTTGCGATGAAAGCGCGGGTTGCGCATGCGCTTGAGGTCCGAACGGATCACCTTGCCGACGGGCAGGCGCGCCGCCAGTTCGGCCTGTTCGGCATCGGCGGGCACGAAAGAGCCGTCCGCGCGCTTGATGAGCAGCACTTCCACGGATCACACCTCGCTTATGTCGATGCCGTGCACCGTCTTCATGAGGTGCTTTTTCGTGCGGTATTCCGGTGTCTGCACACCCTTGGCGTCCTCAACCACGCGCTCACCCGTCGCGACGACGACGTAGACGAAATCGGCGAAGTAGCGCAGCGCGGGCTTTTTTCGCTTCTCGCCAATGTCCGCAGCGGGCGCGAGGACAAAGCGCACCTGGCATTGCAGTTCGCAGATTTCGCCCGCGTCCTGCCGCGCACTGAGCACCAGAAAGCGGTCTGCCTCGCGCATGCTGGCGAAAGTGCGCTCGCCGATGGTCACGCGCTTGCTCTTGTACTTCCCGGCCTTGGGTTCGGCCTTGCTCGCCGCTTCCATGCGGCCCGGCCTGCAATGCGCGAGATTCGCCTGCAACGCGGCGAACTCAGCTTCCGTGAGACGCTTGCGCGTCGATGACTTGCCGCGCAGGCGGCGCGCGTGTGAGCGGTTCATACGGCCGGTTTCCTCTTGAGCCAGTAGGTACGGATGCCCGCGAGCCATGCGCCGGTGTAGAACAGCGACAGCGCGAACATGCCCCACTGCGCGGCCGTGAACGTGGCATACAGCCAGAAGGGCTGGCCGATCAGACCAATCACGCACGCGGCGCGGCTCGCTCGCAGGCTCCCCAGTTGCGTGAGCCATATCGCGAGCGCACCGGACACGAGAATTACCGTCTGAATCATGCGCAAATAGACCCGTTTATCGTTTGCGCCACATTATATAGATGCGTCTATATTCCGGGCCAAATTTTTTTAGCTAGGAGACTTTCGGCAAAGGTGAGCTTTTCCGGGGCATGCTGCGCGATCAGCGGCAGCAGGTCGACCAACGCATCTTCCAGAGCCTGTATGCGTTTTCGGTCCTCATCCACGGCCCGCGTATTCATGCGCCGGTCATAGGCGTACATGGTCTTTTCGAGCATGTCGATCCGGTTGCGCAGGATCGTCTCGACGCTCATCAACGGTATAGACACGTCTATTTTTTCCCTGTTTTCGCGCGGTGCTCGACGCCCCGCTGGTATTCGGCCTTCACCAGTTCTATCACCAGTGCGAGCGATTCCCGGCCGCTGTGTGCTTCGATGCGGACATACTCGCGCCGCCGCTTTTCCTTAGGCAGGTTCGCCAGCAAGCGGACCTGACAGCACCGGCAGAAGTTGCTGTAGAACCCGGAAAACGCCTCATCGAGCGGGCAGCGCTTCAGTTGATCCAACGCCGCGCTCCCATTGCGATGAGGTCGTGCTCCCACGCACAAAGAGTCTCACCCGTCGCAAACTCGACGTCGTACACGCCGCCGAACGTTGCCATGCGCTCACCTGACGCGAGCACCATGCCCTCGTACCGGGCGCGCACAGTGCACAGTTGGCCGACAAGCGGCCACATGGGCGGCGCGCGGCGCGGCCGGAAAATGACCGCCTCATCAACGCGATAGGCCCAGTACGTCACGCGCTCACCCCGCTCAGGTGCGCGCGGCATTTGTTCGCGTCAGTGAAGTAAGGAAAGTGTGCGTCGACACGCACGGCGGGCGCGGCGCAGTGCGCGCACGTCTCGATGTGCTTGTTCTGTGCGCGGGCGTCCGCGAGCAGCATCGGGTCGCAGAATGTCCAGTCGTCATCGGGCACGAGACATTCGTCCGGCTGGAGCGCACGGAAGCCATCGCGCACGCGCGGCGCGCCGTAGTAGTCGCCGCGCGCGAGCGTGTTGACCGCGTTTTGCAACAGGCGAATAGCCGCGGCGTCGCACGGTGCCACATACGAGCCGAGAAAGGCGCACGCGCGCGGCTTTTCGTCCTCTGTCCAGTGCACCGCGTAATCGTCCAGGCGAACGACAGTGCCGACGGGCAGACGCTGACAATGAATCTCACCTTTCTTCGTGCGCACGTTCAGCATGCTGTGGCCATCGGTGAGCGCCACGAGGTACACATAGCCCGTCGCGTCGACGTGCTCGCCGACGTGGCGGCCCCACCCGTATAGCTCGACCTTCTGCGTGTTCATCGTGCCAACGACGACGTCGCCTTCCTCGCGGTCCTCGCTCGTGTCGAGCACATGCGCCGCCGCCAGCGCTTCAATGACGAACCTGTGTTCGGCGACGCTCGCCGCGACGTCGACACGGCCCACGACCTGCAATGGGCTCACCTCAGGTATCGCTATGCCCGCGCGCGTGACGAACTCGACACAGTCGGCGCGCGACAGCCCGCGATCCGCGAGGATGGCATACACCGCGAAACCGTTGTACGCGTTCATGTACGCGTCATAGCGGCCCTGTTCTTCGACGGGCACCCCAATGACATGCGCATCCGTTTCGAGCCGGTATAGGCCCGTCTGATCGACAGCGGCCAGCGGTTCCGTGATCGCGGCGGCCGGGTCATCGAGCAGCACGACGGGAACGGCGAGCCATTCGAGCGCGGCGCGCAGCCAGTCGGCGTCGATATCGGCGCGCAGCGCGACGACAACGAGCTGCAGCGCGTTTGCGCTGTGTTCGTTTTCGCGGATGGCGAGCTTCGTTGCGGCGAGCGAGGCCGGGTCATTGGTGAGCCAGCAAACGATACGGCGAGTCATGGGGCGGTGTCTCCGTTGAGGTGCTTGGGTACGCTGTTGCGCTTGGCGAAGTCGCGCAGCGCGGCGCGCGTGTCCTCAGGCATGGCGGCGCGCGGCGCGTCGACCTTGACTGGGCCTGCGGAAGGGGTGACGGGGCGCGGGCGCGGCGCGGGCGGCGTGCCGCCGTTGTCGATGGCGGCCTTAATGCGCGCATGCCATGCGTCGCGGCTCTCGTGCTGATGCGCGCGACCAACGCCGACCTCGCTAGCCTTGGCAAGCGCCAGTTCGTCGGACGCCCACCATTTGCCGCCGCCGCCCGTCTTTGCCACGCGCATCGGCCCGGCATTGCGGACCCAGTTGCGCCACGTCGCAGGCCAGTCGGTTTTCGTTGCGTCCTTACCCGACTTCGCGCACCAGTAGTCGCGGAACTTCTCAGCCTCAAATTTCGTGTGCTCGACGTCCCACGCGCCGCCCTTCCATTCGGTGAGCTTGTCGGCGTAGGTGACCGTCACGGCGACGGTTCGCGAGAGGGCGTCAGTCGTCAGTTCCCAGTCTTTCGGAAGGCGCGTGCCGCGCCTGCTATCTGGTTTTCCATCTGGTTTACCATCTGCCCTATATAGGGAGTCGGCGGTATCGCCCTTTGCATTTGGCAATTTCGCCGGATGGACATGCCCGGTATCGCCATTTCCATTTGGCGAATCTGCGAAATGCTTGCCGTCGGGCACGAACGCCGATTCATCGGCGAACGCGTACCACAGCGTGCGGTCGGTTTTCTGCTCGTTGAAGTTGCCTTTGATGAGCACGCCCTGCTTGATGAGGCTATCGAGCGTGCGGCGGATGCGGTCTTTCGAGAGGTACGGGAACAGTTCGCCGAACGCGGCGACCGAGTTATACGACCAGACGCGATCATCCCGAACGTTCTCACCGTTCGCGCGGTTGCGCGCGATCCAGAAAGTGAAGTTGTGGATTAGCACGGCTTCCTCCAGCCCATAGAGGCGCGCATGGTCCGTGTCAAACATGTGATGCACTAACGACTCCCGAACGGACGCGATTGCAGGCGGCTCGCCGACACGAGCTTGCGGCCTTTCGGCCAGCGGGCTTCACTCTTGATGGTCGGCTTTTCCTTACTGAGCTTTGCCGGTACAATCGCGGCTCTCACAGCTTTACCTTTTGACAGGCCGCGACCTCCGCCAACAGGCTCGCGGCTTCGTTCTTCATACGACGTCACTTTCTTTTCGACGGTGCGCGCCGCCAACGGCGTGACCTTCTTCGTGATCGGCCTGTGCGCCGTCACCGGCTTGGACGCCAGAAACTCTTCCGTCGGCCAGAGCCCCTTACGCTTCAGAATCACCTCGCACGCGGCCATCGCCACCGCAAAGCGCGTCATCGCGAACTCGCGCGACAGGTGCGCGGGCAAGCGGGCCTGCCCGTCGAGCACCATGTGACACGCGTAGCATGCGTAACAGCCCAGGTGATCGGCGCGCGCGAGCTTCTTGCCCTTCGCCTTGCCGCCGTCGTGCCAGTTCGAGTGCGCCCATACGGTCGTATCCCAGTCCCAGTTGCAAACAAGGGGGAAATTCAGGGTGCACGCTTCCCCGCGTGCCGATTCGGTGATTCGGCTCACGTCAGTGTTCTCAGGTGAAGGGATTGGGTACTACTGAGTGCTTTTCTGCTGTTTCTTATAGCAGGCGGCGCACATGCCGTAGCGTTGAAGCTGGATAGAGGTCACGACCTTGTTACAGGGCGCGGGACACCGCTTGCGAACATGAGACAACTGCAACGACTGTGCAGTTGTCTCGCGGAACTTCGCAATCGCATTCGGATCGGCGACGTTCATTCGGTGTTCTTACTGGATTGCGAGGGCCGCCTGATGCGTGATACGGGCATCGTCCGTCATACCGTAGCGGTGATACAGCGCGCTCGAACCGTCGGGCGTAACGAGCACTTCAGGCTCGCCGTGCTCGTTCTCGACAACGGCGAACATCGCCGCGTGTTGCGCCGTCGGCATGCCGTCCTCGCACAGAAGGCCGTCGGCGATCATGCGCGCGCTCAGGTCGGCGCGGCCGAGAAAATTGGCGATATAGCCAATGGTGTAATGCCCGTCGACGTTGGTCATGTGCTCGCGCACGGCAAAACGGTTGTTACAGGAAGGTGCGGTTTTTATGTCGTTGTTCACTATGATTCCCGGCCAGATAAAAAATGTTGCGTGCTCTCTTTACAACTGAAACCCCGTCGAGACGGTCACGGCTTTAGGCCGCCTCGCGATAGTAGTTACCTTCTTTGATGCGCCGGTCCACTTCACTACCGGCCGCCATTAATTCACCCTGCCCGGCGTGTTCCACCTGGGCTGTGTGAATATCAAACGCTTTGCGCAAGGCTTGCAGGCCCGGAGCGTCAAAACCCAGTTTCCCGGTACGCTTGAACCGCAGTTGCAGGCGGAACAGTGCATCGAGCGCGGCGATGAGGTCGTTCTCGTGCTCCGGGCCAAAGCCGCGCTCTGCGAGCACGAGCGACGTGTTGCACATGCACGCGAGCGTTTCCGCGTGCGAAATCTCGCCCTTGCCCTTCGAAATGGCGTCGATGCTCAATCCGAACGCAAGCGCGACGTCGCGCTGATCCTGCTCGTGAAGCGGCTTGTGAAAGTTCGTCAGGACTTCTGAAATGACATGCGACCGGTTCAACACCTCGAACGCGGCAAGCGGGTTCTTGTGTTTCGGCCGAAACTTGCGGCGGGGTTTCTTGCTGGCGGGCATCGTGCGGTCCTCTTACGATGCCTGCGTGGCGGCGGCGAGCTTCTTCGCGTACTTGCGCTTCAGCTTCGTGATGCCAGCAACCACGGCTGCGCTCGTACGCGGCTTGGTCGCGGTGTGGTTTTCCAGATGCGATACGTGCGGCTGCGTGCAACCAATGGCGTCGGCTATCTGCTGCTGCGTCAGGCCCGCAATGGTGCGCAGGGCGCGAATATCTTCTGCTATCTGCATTTTCTACCTGTTGTTGTCCAATCGAGACGACCTTACATGAGGCGATGCAGAGTATAAGCATGTCTATTGTTTGTGACAAGGCGAACATAGATGCGCTTGTATCTGAGGGTATAGATTAAGAAATATCAAAAGTTGCGTTTTCGCTTCCATAGACGCGCTTTTCCGTGCTATAAGTGCGCCTGTTGGGTCATAGACAAACTTATAAAAACAAGTATTTCCGAGCCTATAAATTTGAGAGCAATGACAAAAAAGAACGCGCACGAGTCGCCGCCGCCCGTCACGCAGTTGGGCGACCGCATCCGCCAATGCCGGATCGAAATGGGGCTTTCACAGGGAGCGCTTGCGAAAGTCGTTGGCGTCACTCAGCCAACGATTTCAGCGCTGGAGCGAAACGAGTCGACTACCTCTTACAGCATCGGGTCGTTCGCACACGCCCTCAACGTCTCAGCGTTATGGCTCGAAACAGGGCTCGGGGAAAAGAAACCAACAGGACAGCCAAGTGGCTTGCGCCGCACCTTTGCACACGGCACCGAGCCGGAATACAGAATTGATTTCCTTCCGTCCTCGCGAGGCAGTTGTGGCGGCAATGCGAGCGGCAAGCCAGACGTGGCGGATATTCAGAAGGCTGTCGGCCGCGTCTACAAGGATCAGGCTTTTTTTGATCGGCTCGGGGTTAAGCCGGATGATGTGCGTGCCGTCATTGCAGACGGGGACAGCGGGGCAAACTTCATCGTGCATGGAGACACCGTACTAATTCACACAACACAAACCGATCGCCTGGAGAACGGCCTGATCTACGTGCTCGACACACCGGACGGGCCTCGCATCAAACGTGTGTTCCGGCGCAGTGATGGTCACGTTATTCTCTCGTGCGATAACCCGGACAAGGTCCGCTATCCCGATGAGGAGTACACCGCCGACAAGGCGGCGAGCCTCATGCTGATCGGTCGTTACATTTACCGTCAGGGTTAGCCCACACTTCTGTAACAAACGCTTACGTGTTTGTTAGGGGAGTCGCATTTAACCATAGAAAAATGCCCGCGCAAGCGGGCATTTGTTCTGACGATTGCACTTTGCGCATACTATTGGTGCGCCACTTCGGTAGACCTTACCTACTTTCATCGCATGTTTCCGAGGTGCAAACGCTTGCGCCTTTCACGAACCTTCCTTCCGTTTCCGATTCATTGCATAAAAGACGTCAGTCATAAGGCTTACCCAAAAATTATGTCACCAAGCGCAACAAAGTCTTGCGTGGGGCGACGTCAAAAATAATCTGAGCCTTACTTAACTGTCTGATCCCTGCAACACCCCCCTCTGTTCGCCAAAAAACCCGGTTTTTTTGTGTGCTTCATTGACGCGTCTATTGACGTCGTTATTGATGTATCTATAATCGTCCCTCATAGACATATCTATGTCTATGTCCCGGAAACCTTACTGAGGGAGCGAGCAATGTTGACGTTTGCAGTGACCGTAACGAACTGGGCAGGCATCGCGCGCCACTACACCACGCGCGCCGCACATAGCTTTGACGCATGGGATGAGGCCGTGACGAAGTTCGGCCTCTGCAAAATCCGCGTCACCGCCCAGTAAGGCCGCCCGGCCCTTTCCATCGCAACCACCACGCGAGACACCAAATGACGAACATGAGCGACGTTTCAGAAGTGATCGACACCGCAGCCGCAGCCGACGATATGGACGTCGTCACGCGCACGCTGGCAATTGTCGAGGCACCGGAACCCCTCAAAATCAAGCCGTTTATTGACAAGCCGTTTGTCACCGGCGAGGGCGAAATCATCGCCAACATCACGCCGCTGCAATACCCGGTACGCGATCTGCACATCGCAGCGCTGCACCACTTTCTCGACGGCGCACGGTTCGCAGTCGAAACGCCGGAAGGCATGCAGCAGGCGAAGAAAGTCACCTCGCGCCTGTCCAAGCTGAAAACGGAAATGAAGGAGGCGTACACCGCCTGGAACAGCCCGATTCTGGAAATGACGGCTGACGCGCGCGGCAAGCGCGATTACATCGTTGCCGAGGTCGATTCGATTCTCACGCCGATCAAAGAGCAGATTGACGCGCAGACGGCAAAAGAGAAAGAGGAAAGCATCCGCAAGGCTCGCATCGAGAGCGAGCGCATCGAGGGGCACACGGCCGCCCTCAAGGTACTCACCGACATGCCCACGCAGTATCTGTCGGCTACGTCGGAAACCATTGCCAAGGTCATTGCCGAGATTTCCTCGTTCGATTACCTCGCGCGCCGCGACTGGCAGGAGTACGTGCCCGCCGCAACTGATGCGATCCGCGCCAGCATTGCGACGCTGAATCAGCACCTCGAAAACGCAAGGGCGCGCGAATCGCTGGCGCGGTTGCAGGCCGAACAGCAGCAGGCAGACCTCGCACGCGAGCGCAAGGAGGCACTGCGCGAGCGCATCCACAACATCGAGCTTGCTTCCACGACTGTTGTCGATGCAACGAGCGAGGCAATCTCGCGCAAGCTGGCGCGCATCGATCAGACCGACCCGGCCACGTTTGATGAACTGGCGGGCGAAGCGACGGCCGCTATCGAGAACACGCGCAATGTCCTGCAAACCATGCTCGACGCTGCGCTGAAGAACGAAGCAGCAGCACGTCAGGCAGCGGCCGACGCTGCCGAACTTGCCGAACTGCGCGCGGAGAAGCAGCGTCGCGATGAAGCGGCAGCTACGGCCGCAGAAAATGCCGAGCGCGAGCGGCGCGAGGCAGCAGAGCGCACGGCACGCGAGGCACGCGAAGCAGCAGAAGCCGCCGAGCAGGCGGCACGCGATGAGGCCGCACGCATCCAGAGCGAGAAAGAGGAAGCCGCACGCGTCGCCCGCGAGCGTGCCGAGGCCGTCGCAGAAACGCTGCTCGACCTGCTCATCGAAGCGCGCGCGCACGTCCCGACGAGTGACCTCGCCGACCGTATCGACGCCGCCATTGCAACCGCACAAGGGGAGTAAGCCGCCATGAATGCACCTCTCGAAATGACGCGCGAGCAGGCTTTCCCTGCTGTTGACCTGAACCTGATCCCGTTGCCTAACGGTCACATGGGCGATTTCTTCGCGGCACTCGCTGCCGCTCAGGGCGCGTTCGAAGCCATCACCAAAAATCAGAGCGCATTTATCAAGGCGCGCGAGGGCAAGGCATCCTATTCGTTCAAGTACGCGGACCTTTCCGAAATTCTGGACAAGACGAAGGCCGGGCGCGCCGCGAACAACCTCGCGCTCACGCAACTGGTGACGAACAAGCCGAGCGATAAAGGCGGTGTGATGATCCGCACGATTCTCGGTCACAGCAGCGGCGCACGAATTGAGGCGACGCTCGACGTCCCGCGAGGCCGCGAGGGCGAGTTGAAGGATTTCGGTGGGTATATCACGTACCTACGCCGTTACATCGTCGGGCCGATGCTTGGCGTCGCGGCCGATGATGATCTAGACGCGCATCCTGACGATGACGGCCCGATGGATGGACCGAGCTATTCGTCGGAACCGGCAAGCGGGCCGCGCAATCCGGCACCCTCGAACCCGGCAGAATCGCCGCTGCTGCGCGACGCGAAAAGCGTGCGCGAACTGTCGGCAGCGTTCAACAAGTTTTCGCCCGAAAACAAGGAACGCTACCGGGCGCACTATGAGCGCCTGCTCGCTGAACTGGACACGCCCGCCGCTGCGAACGCCAAGGCGGCTACGACCGGCACGAGCAAGGCCGCAGCACCGGCCGCCGCGCAGCAGGCCGCGCCCAAGGATGACCTGTGATCGAACTCGCTTGCGATCAGGGCACGCCCGAATGGCACGCGATGCGTGCTGGCGTCATCACCGCCAGCATGTTTTCGACTGCCCGCAAGTACACGGCGGGCGGCGAAATCGCCGAGACGGCAAAGAACTACGCTTTCCGCCTCGCCATCGAGCGTATCAGCGGCGTGCCGCTCGATGAAGGTCATCAAACGTGGCAGATGACGCGTGGCCAGAAACTCGAACCGGAGGCGCGCGACCATCACATGCAGGACATTGGTCGCCGCGTGCGGCAGGTGGGCCTCGTGCTCACCGATGACCGCAAGTTTGGCGCGAGCGCGGACGGTGCCATCGACCGCGACCCGGAAGGCGATGGCGGCAGCGAATACAAGTGCCTCGTGAGCCCGCTCGAACTGCGCAAGGTCTATCTGGACTACGACTACGGCAAGTTCGAGGATCAGGTGATGGGCGGCATGTGGATCACGAATAAAAGCTGGTGGGACTTCTGCGTCTACTGCCCCGCCATGCGCCCGGTCAATGGTCATTTCGTGCGCTGGCGCGTGCGCCGTGACGATGACTTCATCGACAGGATGGCGCTTGACCTCGTTGCGTTTGACAACCTCGTTGAGGAATACCGCCTCAAGCTGGTTCAGCGCTTTCAGGGTGACCCGGCCGTCATCGCCGAGGCCGCCGCCCTGCTCGATCCACTCGCGCGGCCCGCGTTCTAGTTTTCTGACTTCGCAGTTGTAGCCCAATCACTCATACCAGTTGGTATCAGTGTCATGTCACCCGGTAACGGGTTACCGTACCCTAAAGGAACTGGATACACACCATGTGGTTTCGCAATCTCACCCTCTACCCGTTCGCCGCGATGCCGGGCATTGACCGCCTCAACGAAGCGCTCGCGCGCCAGCGCTATGCGCCGTGCACGGACATGCAAAAGGAGTCGTCGGGCTTCGTGCCGCCGCATGGCGATAACGCCTCGCTCGTGTTCGCCATCGATCAGCACCTGATGCTCTCGCTGTGCGTCGAGCGCAAGGTGCTGCCAGCGTCCGTCGTGCTCGATGAGCTTGCCGCGCGCTGCACGCTCGTTGAGCGTCAACAAGGGTTCAAGCCCGGCCGCAAACAGAAGGCTGAGATTCGCGAGGACGTGACGGATGCCCTGCTCTCGCAGGCGTTCTCCGTGCGCAAGACCGTGCGCGGCTGGATCGACCTGCGCTCGAACATGCTCGCGATTGATACCGCCTCGCAAACGGCCGCCGAGCTTTTTATCTCGCACCTGATCCGCGCCATTGAAACGGATATCGGCCTGCGCACGCTGCAAACCACGAAAAACGCCGTACAGGCGATGACGGAATGGGTTGCTGGCGAGCCGCCCGCCGACTTCACGATTGACGACGATACGACGTTCGCGGGCACCAACGGCGGCGCGGTCAAGTATTCGAAAGTCAGCATCGAGCAGGCCGACGTCAAGCGGCAGATTGAAACGGGCAAGCTGGTGACGCGCCTCGCGATGACGCACGCCGACCGGCTTTCGTTCGTGCTTTCGTCGGGTTTCGTGCTGCGCCGCATCGCGCCGCTCGACGTGCTCAAAGAGCCCAAGGGCGAAAGCGAGCAGACGGCCGCCGCTGATTTCCTGCTGATGGCATCGACCCTCTCGACGCTCGTGAGCGCACTGGCCGACTCGCTGGACGGTATAAAGACGGCCGCCGACCTGGCCGACGAAGCGGACACCGACGACGTCGAGCCGACAGATGCGCCCGCGCAGGACGTCGCCGAGGCGACACCCTATGTCTACGATGACGCGCTGTGCGAGCAGGCCAAAACCATCGTTATCGTCCATCGCCGCGCATCTATCTCGCTCGTGCAGCGTCACCTGCGCATCGGCTACAACCGCGCAGCGGCGATTCTGGAGGAACTGGAAAAGGCGGGCATCGTCAGCGGTATGACGACGGGCAGCGAGCGCCGCGTCCTCGTGCGGGAGGTCAAGTAATGACGAACCTTGTCAGCCTGAAAAAGATCGCCGAGAACAAGGATCAGGCGGAAATCGGCATCAAAAAGGTGACCGATTACATGCTTGATCCGCGCGCAATCAGCATCAAGCCCGGTTTCAACGCGCGCGACATGGTCAACATGAGCCGCCGCACGCGCGAGCACATCGACAACCTGAAGGGGTTCATCCGCGCCGGTGACACGATGCCGCCGCTCGAAGTGCGCGTTGAGGGCGACCAAATCTATGTGGTCGAAGGTCACTGCCGCCTTGTCGCCTTCCACGAACTGATCGCCGAGGGCAAGGAAATCCTGCTCGTGGCTGTGCGCCAGTTCAACGGCAATGATGAGGACGCGGATATCCACGTTCTCAACAGTTCGGGGCAGTTGCTCTTGACGCGGCTCGAACAGGGCCGCAAGTGCCGGGACCGCGTGAGGCTTGGCTGGACGGTCGCGCAGATTGCCGAGCGCGTGCGCAAGT